TTCACCGTGGGAACTGGTACCACGATGCCTAATGGTGTTGGCGTTGTCTGTCCGACTGGTGTGACTGCTGCGACCGGTGGAGCGACCTCGATCACGTATGGCAATCTTGTGGACACTCTCCACTCGGTTGATGTTGCGTATCGTTCGGGCGCGAAGTGGATGTTCAATGATCTGACCCTTGCGGCTCTCCGTAAGTTGGTTGATACGCAGAACCGCCCTCTGTTGGGTCTGGGAATCAACGGTGGCGATCCTGACACCATCTTGGGCTACCAGTATGTCATCAACAATGACGTACCGGTAATGGCTGCTTCTGCTAAGTCTGTTCTGTTCGGCGACTTCAGCAAGTATCTCATCCGTGACGTTGCTGAGTCGCTTCAGATCGTTCGTTTGGATGAGCTCGGCGCATTAAGTAACCAAGTTATTTTTGTCGGTTTTACTCGTGCTGACGGACAGCTGCTCGACGCGGGTACCCACCCGATTCAGGCGTTCGCCAACAGCGCGACTTAATTCCTAGTAACTAACACATAGTAAAGCACTTACGGGCTTACCCTCCATGCGATAGCGGACGAGGGTAAGCCGTACTTGTTTGAAGAATAAAGGCAATCACAAATGAACGGATACATCTACAAGATTACGAACACTATCAATGGCATGGTGTATGTTGGCCAAACTGTATCTCAAGTGAGATCAAGGTTTGCTTCACATAAGAGAAATGCAAAGAACCTCTCAAACAATTTCAAGATCACATTAGCAATCGCTAAGTACAAACCTGAGAACTTTACCGTAGAAACACTCGCGCAGGTTCCTCGTGAATGGCTTAATGCAGCAGAGGTTGCTTTCATAGCTGCTTGCAAGTCCAACGACCTTTTATTTGGGTACAACATAAACGCTGGTGGGAGCGGGTATGCAGAGTGGACATCAGAAAAGATTAGTAAGGCAATGGCTGGGCGAATTCCTTGGAACAAGGGAAAGCAGGGACCGCCCGCATGGAACAAAGGTCTCCCGTGGGACGAGACTACCAAAGCAAAGATGGCAGGTCCCAGAGGCCCTATCACGCAGCAGCGTCGAGAGGCTAATGCTGCTCGCAATATGTCACCCGATAAAGTTCTAGCCAGAGAAACAAAAGCTGCAAACAGACTCGCAGAACGACTGGCTAAGAAGGCTGTCAAGAGTGAGGCCGCAGTCATCGCGCGCCAAAAGAGATTAGAAGAAAAGCCCGTCTTGGAACCAAGGCAGTTTCTCCCCGGAGCAATTCCGTGGAACAAAGGTGTGCCAGCTTCCGAAGAGCACAAGCTGAAACTCAGTGAGTCCCACAAGGGAATCATTCCTTCAGCAGAGTCCAATGCCAAGCGTGCTGCTTCCCTTCGTGGTCAGAAGCGCACAGAAGCTCAGCGCAAGACGATGAGTGAGTCGGCTATAGGACGAAAGAATTCAGATGAACATAAACAGTCTTGCAGAGACGCCATCAAGGCGTTGTGGGCAGACCCTGTTTACAGAGAGAACATGCTTCAGTCTCGTCGAGATAAAGCAGCGCTGCGCAAAGCGGCATAAGGAGTTTTATGAAAGTAAAAATTGAGCAGTCCATCGCTGGACACGAGTTTGCATATGCACCAGGTGACATTGCTGATCTCGAACCTGAACTAGCTTCTGCTTGGATCGAATCAGGCGTTGCAAGTCGCATCGCGCCGACTGTTAAGACCAAAGAATTCGCAGTGCCCGCAAAAGCCGAAACCCCTGAGAAGCCTAAGACTGAGACCGTAGCCTAAGGAGGGCCACCAAGATGCCCTTTCCTCTACGCAGGACACTCGACCCGCTTGTGGAACCCGTATCCCTCGCGGCGATGAAGAATTATTTGCGTGTTGACATTGATGACGATGATGATTTTATCTCAACGCTGATTAGTGTTGCACGGGAACGCGCGGAGGACATGACAGGCAGGTGCCTGTTGGCTCAAGAGTGGACATTCTCCATGGACCGTTTCCCATGTTATTGGGGAGAAGGGCGCGGTGAGGGATTCTTTGGGCAGCATCATGAGTTCCATCAGTCGTTGTTCAGACGCAATGATCTCGCTATCACGCTGCCTCGCGGACCTGTCATCAGTGTTGAGAGCATTCAGTATGTTGACAACACGCAGACTTTACAAACACTGAACCCTGAGAGCTATGAAGTTGATTACCTGTCACAGCCAGCTAGGATCACTCCTGTTTACGCAGGAAGCTGGCCGACTGCCCTGTGGGATACCAACTCTGTAACCATCATGTTCACAGCAGGCTATCAGCAGACTGTGACAGAGATCCTGAACTTGGTTCCAGTGTACGCAGTTGGTACAACACCCCCAGTGACTGCATACTCTGCAACGCTTCAGCGTGCAAGTACGGCTATTGCACTTGTGTCTTGCTCTGACTTGACTCTTGGTGCAGCAACTAACCCAGTATCTGTGGTTCCTGTTGCTGGTGTGACATTCAGCAATGGCGTCTTGGTTCTACCTTCCACTGTGAATCCAGATGATGTTATTCAGGCTGTTTACACAGTCACCAGTATCCCTCAGAGCTTCCTGCATGCAATCAAGCTTATCTGCAGCACCTATTACGAGAATCGCGCGGAAGTCATTCAAGGTGGAGGAAACTTCAATTCTTTTCCATTGCCGTTTGGTGCAGCTTCACTCTTGAAGACCTATGAATTGTTTCCGCTTGGATACCCGAAGGGATAAACAAATATGCAAGCAGGAACCCTTCGACATCGCATCACAATTCAATCCCCTCCCCCTGCTTCAGGTGATCCGTTCGCGTCTCTGCCTTCAGGTTCTCCCCCGGCATGGATACCTGTTGTCACTATGTGGGCAAGCATTTCTCCGCTGACTAGCAAGGAAGTCTTCCAGGCAGGCCAATTGAACATGAAGGTCAGCCATAAAATCATGATCCGCTATCCAGGTGCAGCTTACACAGTGAGCGCCGGTGACCAGGTTGTGTTTGGATTCAGAGTTTTCAATCTTGCAACTGGGATCATCAATCCCGATGAGCGCAACATTGTGCTTGAACTTCTCGCCTATGAGATCACCGCTAACCAATAAAGGAGGACCTCATGGATGTGCGTTGTGAAGTTCGACTGAATGGTATCGAGGAGATGCTCAATCAGATTGGACCCAAGCTGGCAAAGTCTCATCTCCGCAAGGCAATGAAGCAGTCAATGATGCTGATCGAGGCAGATGCCAAAGCGAGAGCCCCGGTGGACACAGGCTCTCTCAGGGACTCGATCACTACTGTGACCGTGCTGAATGCTAACAAGGAGTCGGGAAGAGCCTCTGTAGGCCCAGCAATGACACCTGGATTGAAGAAGTCTGGTAATGATCCCACACAAGACCCAGGGTTCTATGGTCGCCTTGTTGAGTTCGGCGTACCAAAGAGGAACATTCAGAAGCAGCCATTTTTGCGGCCTAGTTTTGACGCGCAGGCTGAGAACGTTGTGGCCAAGTTCGCAGAGGTTCTCAAAGAGGGTCTGTTGGAGGCAGTCAAATGACTCTAACGCCGCTCATCCTTCTTGAACAAGGCTTACTGCAGTTGCTGAAAGCCGACCCTGATGTATCTGGTTTCGCTACTGTAGCAGGAATCTTCCTGAACTCAGTACCAGAGACCGCTCCTGATCCCTCTTGTTGCTTCTCAAAAATCTCCGCAACACCGGATACCACGAATGATGGTCCGTCTGGTCTGAATTTCAGGCGCTATCAGTTTGAAACATTCTCGAAAGACTACCCGACCGCTTTATTGCTTGCGGCATACATCCGCAAAGCAATCGACGGGTTCAGTGGAACTTTGCCGAATGGCAAGAGGGTATTCAACATCATCCGAGATAACGAGATTGATGGCTTTGATGATGTCACAGGTGAGAGCAGAGTGATCACTGACTACTTCATTCACTATTTGGATGCGAACACTCTTGGCTAGTATCTCGCCGTAATCTCCGCACATTTTACCCAGTAACACCAACAGCCCACCTCAAGTGGGCCATTCAAGTTTAAGGACAAAACACATGGCCGATCTCGTCAGTAAAGCATTTACAGGAAAAGGAACAGTATTCTCCATCGGCACGGCCGGTGTCACTCCTACCTACACCGGGGTTAGTGAACTAAAGACGTTCTCTTTCTCTGGAACCAAAAATGATACGGAAGATGTCACCAACAGTGACTCGGCCGGTCGCGCACGTGAGTTCCTTGTGACTCTGCTCGATAGCGGTGAAATCTCGGTATCAGGCAACTACGTTGCTTCTGATGCTGGGCAGATCGCGTTTCGCGCAGCTTTCAATTCAGGCGTCATTCTTCCTTTCAAGATTCAGCTTCCGCTTGCACCTGGTCAGACGACCCTTGGTGACTTGTTTACGTTTCTTGGTCTTGTTACTGAGAACGCACTTGATTTGCAGTTCGACAAGGCCACGTCGTTCGCGGGTAAGGTAAAAATTTCTGGTTTGATTACCTACACGGAAGGCTCTTAGAAAATAAAGGGCTATTTATCAACTACTTAGAAGGTAAATAGCCCAGTTGTTTTACCGAAACACAAAATTAGAAACACCCAAGGACATTACACCCAATGGCATCTCGCAAGTCAGTAGCAGGCATTCCCGGTAAAGACCCAACTCTTCCCAACGTCCCA